ACCGTTTCCGGCGTCTCTGCCTTGGCGAATTTGCCGTCAGCCCCTCGTGCGGTAGTGGCTTGCGCCGCCGCTTCCAGGTCTGCTGCCGCCTTGTCGTATTCCTTCTGGTATTCCTCGTCCTTCACTTGCATCAATAGCTCCTTCGGGCCGTTTCCGGTAGTCCGTTCTTCCTTCAATTAGCCGAGTCCTGTTCGGATAGATCGGCGCGCATACCCTCCTGCTGGCTTTGCAGCGAGGCGGGCAATTCCTTGACCCAGCGCAGGGCCTTGATCTGGCCTCGCGTCTGTTCGTTGTCGTTGTTGATGAGTTGCTCGGTGAGTTCGGACATCCGCTCATCGAGGAACGCACACAAAAAGGGCCACCCGTGATGGATAGCCTCTAGGGTTTGTTGGATCTCCTTGATCCGGCTGGCCGCGTCCATCACTGCTCAGCAGGCAAAGAAAAACCGCCTTCAGGAGGCGGTTCGGTGGGTTGCGTTTCTGCCGGCATCTCCTGCTGCATCGCAGGGTCTGGCGGCATTTGTTCGGGTGGCATTTCAGGCGCTGGCTCGGCCGGCTGCATTGGTTCCTGCATCGGAGGCTGTTGCTGCTCGAGCATGTGAGCCAACGCCATCGCAACAGCCTGGTTCACCATCTCCTGCACCGCGCCTTGGTCGCCGCCTTGGCCAGCGCCGGCCGGGCCCATCGCACTCGACTGCGCCTTGCTGATGGCAAGGAGCGCCTCGGCCTTGTCGGCGTCTAGCTCTGCCTTCATGCGCTTGAACTCTTCGCTGACGGCCTTTTGTTCGGCTTTCTGGAGGTCTTGCTGCGTCTTCTCCAACTCCTGGCCCATCTGCTCCATCTGCTCGGCAACCTGCATCATTCGCTGCTTGACCGGCTCGGGGAGCGACTCTTGGCCGTCCTTGTCTTCGAGGATGGGCGATTCCTTGCCGATCTCCATCACGTCCCACGTCTGGCGCAGGAGTTCCTTGGCGTCGATCAACTGCGCGGTAACCGGGTTGCCAAGGGCGAACTCGGAGAAGGCGCGAATCTTGTTGGTCAGCACTTCCTTCTGCATGAAGGAGGCGGTGCCCGTGGCTTGCCAGTCCATGAACGACGACTTGCCGAATTCCTTGATCTTGGTCCACAGTGCCGCGGCTTCGTCGCCGTGGATCTTCTGCACCGTCTCGGGCGTGAGGTACTTCAGGTTCCAGTCGATGTAGCACTCCACGATGGGCTCAATCCACATCGCGTCGATGTTCTGGATGACCTCTTTCATCGGCAACGAGCTGGCCGACATGATCATGGAGATGCCCGTAGCGGTCTTGTTCAGGTTGCGCGAATCGTCGCCCTGCGTGTACTTCGTGATGCCAGTGTCATCGTCGGAGAACTGCTCGGACATGCGGATGACATCGATCCAGCCTCCAGTGATGTCTTCTTCAACATGCTGAATGAGGGCGCTTTGGCGCTCTTCTGGCGAAAGGCCTGGCTTGAACTGGTAGACCTTGCCCGGAAACTTCCTGAAGTCCTCGCCTGGCATGAACTTGGAGCGGTCCACACTGGAAGTTCCTAGCAGCGCCATGCCCTTGCCTTCCATGAACAGGCGGAAGGCGGCGTTCGTGACCTTCTGGTGTGGCGCGTTGTTCTCGGCGACACCGACACCCCACATCTCGTGCTCGACGGCTTCGTAGAGGCAACGATGGGTCGGGTTCTTTCCGCTGTAGGGGTTCTCCACCACCTTGACGACCACTCCACCGGCCATGATGACGATGGCCTCGACCATCTCGCCGTCTTCGCGCTCGTCGTCATCAGCCTCAAGCGCCTCATCGTCAGCGCCGGCCCAATCCTTCAGGGACGAAGCAGGAACCTTGCCGAAGAAGCGCGCAACCTTGATGCGGTCGTTCTTGAACCAGTATTCGACGTTGCCGCGGAACTGTGCTGCACGCTCGGAACCAGTCTCATTGCCGCGGTCGCCTGGGCCAGCAAGGGCGGAATCGATGTTCTTGTATGCCTTGTCGCTCTTCCAGGCTGCAACGGTCGCCGGACTCTCCATCGTGGTCCAGAACACGCCAAGGCCCGACTCGACCTCGCGTGCCTCTGGGTCCGGGTACACGTCCAGCGTGTTTCCCAGCTCGAAGTACGGCAGATCGAACTCATATTTCTGCTCGACCAGCGCCCCGTCCTGCACCATCGTCTCGACGAGCACTTCCTTGCGAACGAACGGGCCGAAAACGAAGCCGGTCCCGTAGGTCGCCAGTGTGTTCACGCCGGTCTTGAGCAAGTCCTTGAACTTCCCGCGCTCCATCTGCTTGGTGATGATGTCTTCCATCACGTCAGCGTAGGGCGCAAGCGCCTCATTGGTCGGCGTGGTATCGAACGGCATGCTCCCGTTGCCAAAGAGCGCATCGGTGATCTTCGCTCGAGCGGCGCGAACCTTGTTGCGGGTGGAGCCGATGAATAGGGACTTGGCCTTGCGGGACTTCGCAGCTCCGGTGCCGGTCGTGTCGTCATCCCGCGGGATCCGCATCACGTCCTGGTAGCACTCGAGCAGCTTCAATTCCTGAGGATTACGCGCCTTCTCCCAATCGACAAGGCGTTGCTCGAGCAACTGGCCCAGCGATGAGGTGGTTTGAAGCGTGTCAGCCATAGGTCAGAAGTAGATTCCGTCTTGATCGGGTTGGAGTTGTTCAATTGCCGGGTAGCCGGCTGTGTCAGATACGGCAGCAGCGAAGGTGAGAGCGAATGCATCTGCGCAATCAGGCGACGAAAGCCCGCGGCGCTTCATGCTCTCCTTCTTCTCTAGAAGGAGTTGTTGCGAACTGGTGTAGCTGTATTCCGGGCCGATGAGATCTTGCTTCAGCTCATAGTCGTCTGGCAGATCGCCGCCTTCCTTGAGCCATTCCAGGGCATCCCCCCACATCTCGGCACGCTTGTTGGCGAACTTGATCTTGTCCACAGGCTGCCCGCCGAAGTTCACGCCTCGCACGTCATAGCCCTGCTCTCTCAGCCGGTCCACCACGCCAGCACCCATTGCGCCAATGTCGATGTTCACGAGTGCCGGCTTCATCGTCTTCATCGCCGCGGCCACGTGCCCAGCAACCTGCATGGTGTCCAGTTCTCGGAACTTGGACAGCGGGTAGACCTTGCGGCCACGCCTCGCACAGATCACGGTCTGATCATCCCCGAAGCGCGCAACGTCAACGCCGAGGATCAGCGGGAGCTTCTCGTAGCCAACTGCCTTGTATTCAATGGCGGCCTCTACCAACGCCGAACTGATTAGCTGAGCACTGCTGCTCTTCGGGAACTCGCCCTTGACCCGAACGCGCACAAAGTCGGAGTCTTCGCCATAGTCGGCGATCCACTCGGCGATCTGCGTCTGGTCGGCCATCTTGGCTTTCCGACTGTCAACCTGCATCGTGTGCCAACGATGGCGAAACCGGCCCCAGCACTCCCGGAAGCGGCCGGTGTTGCGGGTCGGATTGCCCAAGGCCACCCAGCGGGCGCCAGGCGTGGTCATCGCTCCTTCAACCACATCCCAGATCACATCCGCAATCGCCGATGCCTCATCGAACACCACAAGCACATGCTCTTCGTGGGTGCCGGCAAATGACTCGCTGTTGTGCTCGGTCCATGGGATCGCCGATGCAAACCACGTTTCAGGGGAGTCTTTCAACTCCATCCGGGTAGCCTTGACCTCGAACCAATGGCCGTTCAATGCCTTCTGGTTCCACTTCGCCAGCTCGCGCCAGGTCTTGCTGTCCAACTGGTTCTTTGTGTTGGCCGTGACCACCACCTGAGGATTCGGGCGGGTAGCCATGAACCAGTGGATGATCCATGCGACAAACGCCGTCTTGCCGATGCCGTGCCCAGACGCGCCAGCAACCCGCTTGTTGTCCCGGACTGCATTCAGCGCCTCGATCTGCCACGTGTCCGGCTCGGCCTGTAGCACGTCGCGGACATAACCAACCGGGTCCTCAAAGTAGGTCGATGCGATGAATAGGCCGTCTTCAGCCTCGTTCGGCATGGGCCTTCCTGATCTGCTCTGCAATGGACAGAGACAGATTGCCGGACAACTCTACGCTCTCCTTTGCCTTCCCCCAGCCGCGGTCCACGATGTACTGGGCCGCCGCGAGTCGTGCCCGCTCTTGCTGGCCGCCCTCCATGATTGTCAATATCGTGCTCAAGGCCGCGGGTGTCTTGTCCTTGCACATCTGCTCAAGCGTGCGTTCCTCTTCCGTCTTCTTCGGACGGCCGCCAGGGTTGCCGGTTTTGCCCGACTGGAACGGCTTGCCTCGCGGCAGATTTTTGCTGTTCTCAGCGGGGCGAGTGGTTTTAGCCATAGTTCGCCTCACTAGAAATGAAATGCCCGCTCTGGCTCTCACCAGGCGGGCTAAGTGGCAACTGCTTGCCCTTGGAGAATCACGTCAGCCGGTCGATCACATCGAGCAGCTTCTTGTTCACTACCAGCATCGTCTCGATGTTGGATTGCTGCACCTCTACCAACTCCATCAGGGAGCCGATGAGGCGGGTTACCTCTAGAGGAAGCGCATCAAGCTCCTTCTGCAGACCATTCATGTCTGCGATGAAGGAGGATGGGTGCATCGTTCTTCCTGAATAGGTGCTGGGCACGAGCCCAAAGCATGTAGCTATAGGGTGGTGGCTCGGCCCAGCGAAAAAGGAGGATGACCGGCTAACCCGGCTTCGCATTGGTCCGCGCGACGCTGTGACTCGGTGCGGCCTACATCCTCGGAAACGAAAAAGCCGCCAGGCATTGCTGCGAGGCGGCTTGTGGGTTGATGGAGACCTATGCCTAGACGCGCGGGAGGAAGCTCAAACGCCCTGCGTTGCAACGCGAGACGATGTGTCGCTTCCATATACGCGCTCGCATGCCTGCGAGTTCACCATCAAGTCATCCACCTCTCCCACCCTGCAACACAGAGCGTCTATAGCGAAGTGCCCGTTCTCCACTAGGAAGTGAATGGCGTGATGTGCCTTTTTTTAGAGGCACCTTCCCCACCGAGCGCGAGAATAAAGAGTCTTTACTGAGTTGGCAAGCACCCATTTGTAAATATTCTTTACATCACTCCGACCGCCATCAGCCGCCTGGTGATCTGGTTCCTAGCCTCGGCAACCACTGTGGCGCGCTCGAGGGGATTGGTCGGCAACCGCGGCGACAGCCACACACTGCGCCCGGTACTCAGGTTTCGAGCCAGCGCATAGATGGCCGCCCGGTACGGGTCTTTCATCTCACTCACCTGGAAGTCGATGGCCTCCATCATGGAGCCGTGAATCTCGTCCTCGATGATCTCGTCGGTGCTGTCCCAGCTTCTGCCACTCTTGGTATTGCGGAACATGGGATCGCGGGGAACCTGTTGGTTTGCCCGGTAGGCGCGGCAGTGCGAGTGCCAACGCGAAAGTAGGTCGTCCAGTATGGCTTGGCTGTCGTTCATCATGGCTGGCCCTTCCGTAGTTCTTTGAGTTTCCGCAAATACTCCGCCTTGATGGCGATCAATTCCCCGCGCTCCCACTTGTGGGGCACGTTGCTGGCCTCCAGGGCTTCAACTGCGGGTAGACCGATTCGAGCGATAAGACCGATGCGGTAATCAACGGCTCGCCCGGCGCCGTACCGGTTGCAGTGCTTTCGTTGGGCGTGAGCGTTACGAACGTCGAACCGAAGGTGTGAAGCTGAGCCCACGCTTCGGTAATGGCCGCAGTCGAAAGCACCTCCGACACTGCCCGTTCCAAGAGGCTGTCCGCAGCAGATACAGGGTTGGTCACGATCTCGCTCCCTTATGAATGCGTTGAAGGCGGTCTGCGCCTCCTTGATGAGGTCGGGGATGCGCTTGAGCTTTGCCTTGCGCTCCTTGAACTGGGCGCGCTCCTGGCTGTTCTTGGCCTTGACGATGCGAGCGGCGCAGATGGGAGAGCACACTGCCTGCATGGGGCGCGCGGGCGTGAAGCTGGAGCCACAGTGGCCGCAGGGCTTGGGCTTGAGGGTGGCGGTCAGCATTGATCGGCCCTCAACTTCGCGGCCAGATCAAACATCGCATTCCGGATACGCTCAGCAGGAACATCCTGAAAGTCCTCTTCCATCGCGGCGATCAATTGCCGAGCCGTCTTGTAGTTCCCAGACCGCATCAGCCGAACGGCATGCATCCACATCTCGGCGTCAAGGATTTCGCGGATTTCTGAAGTGGTCATGCAGCCTCCCGATAGTGCAAGTCCACATCCCGCTCAGCCGCGGTCGCATGCAGGAATTCGAGCCAGTCGCTGAACTGCTTCTTCCCGAATTTGCTGGTGCGCTGGCCGAGCAATACCATGCCGCCGTCGAGGCCGGGCGCTACCCTCGCCTGCTCGCGCATGAAAGCGGCGGTCAGGATGTCCTTCCATTCCTCATCGGTCAGCCATTCGAGCTTTCCGTTGATGGGCCATTGCAGTTGATCGGCGAAGGCTTGCAGGATTGGCCATTGCGCGGCGTTCTGGTCGAGCGACCGGTTCGGCTCCTGCACCACGGCGATGTAGCCATCCGGGGCGCTGGCGATGTCAGCGGCGGCGCGGCGGCGCGCTTCGGCGTGCACCAGGCGGTAGAGGCGCTTGTCCTTCATGCCATCACCTTTTCCCGCTTCGCCACCGTGTCAGCCGGCGCCTGAGCGAACTTCCCGAATCGGCACATGTTCTCGGGCGAGAACGAGCGGCCCGGGTTCTCGTCGGCATTGAGCGCCCGACACTTTCCGTAGCCGTAGATGCGAAGGGGTGAGTCCTTGAGGGACCAGTTGGAGCAGTTGAGGCAGTTCATGCATGCTCCAGCGCGGGCACAGGCGGCAGCCACGCATTGCTCTCGTCTACTGCGTCGTCGCCCGGATCGCGCAGCGGCTTCAGCACCCGGTCGGGGACGCGCGAGATATCGCCCTCTCCGGATACATTGCGGCCGTCATTCATCACGCCCATCCATTTAACTCGGCGCGGCTCCACAACCCACTCTTCCCCCTCCAGGCGAACGCATTTGAATATTGCGCCGCGAATATCTATCGCGACCATCTGAAGATCGGCCTTCACCCCCTGACACTCGGAGCCCTGAACGGATCCGGCGTCAAGAGAGACGACGACTGCCAAGTCACCAGGTCTGCAGTTCATGCCACTGCTCCCCACACCGAATGAAGCGCTGGCTGCAACCGAACGGCCTGCTCGATCATCGGATCGGGCTCCGCGCCAGCCTCCACGATGGTGTGAACGAACTTGAGTTCGGCGGCTTCTTCGATCTCCTTTTGCGCCTCAAGAGCGGCGCGCTCTGCTGCACGCTCGGCCGCCAGCTTCTGCTTCAGCGCGAGTCGGGCCGCGGCGCGGCGCTGCCTCGCCCTCAGTCTGCGTTCCCCTGCGATTGCCCGGCGCTCTTCTTCGGTCATGCGCGGCCGGCCGATGGGCTTCATGGCTGCCGCCGCACGGGCTGCGATCCGCCGTTGCTTTTCCGCTTCGGCCGCGGCCTTCTTCTTCTCTCGAGCCTGCGCGCGGGCAACGCGGTCCAGGCCGGTTTCCGTGATTTCGTACCGGACGGGCGAGAAGCGCATGAAGCGGCGTCCGCGCATCTGGTAGAGGATGGCGCCGATCTGCGAGGGCTTCAGGCCGGTTTCCTCTTCCAGCTGGTCGTTTGTGCGGGCCTGGCCATCGGCCATGAGGGCGAGAAGTTTGAGGGTTGCGTTCATCAATGTTCTCCTTGCGTTTCGATGCGGCGCATCACGCTGGCCGCGGCCAGGTCTGCGAATGAGGTGAAGCCGATGGCGGTCTTGCCGGCTGCGTTGCCGCCCTGGTAGACCTGTTTGCAGCGGTCTGGGTCGCCGACAAGCGCGGGGCGCGGCAGCCTCAGGCCCTTCTTCTCGTACTCGTAGTCCGGCGAGCGGTCGCCAGCGAGTCGGCGCGGGTACTCGAACTGCCCGCGGCCGGTGTAAGCCTTATGCGACTCGCAGAAGCGGTGCTGCAGGTAGCTCAGCTCCTTGGTTTCGGTGCGGCACACCTTGGGCCAGCCGCCGAGATCTTCGATAGCCGCATGGATGGCCGGATCGTCGAAGACGACATCGGTGTACGCGCCGACGCGGCTCATGGCTTCCAACGCCTTGCCCCATGCGAGCTGCGCGCGGTCGGTGTGCGTACCCTGCAAGATTCGCACGAGGTCGGCCACCTTCGGTGCGAACTGGCCGTGCTCCGGATCCTTGGCATGCCGGTCGAATGCCTTGGCAACCTGCTCGAAGTCGAAGTTTTCGCAAGCGCTCCAGAAAAGCGATTGCGTGAAGTCGGAAACGTCCTGGCGGTAGTACGCCATCACGTCCGCAAACAGGCCGGCAAAGCGGCGGCGGTCAGTGTGCAACATGGGGTTCTCCTTGGTCGGCCCAGCGGTC